GGTATGGCGTTTTCAATCAAAGTTGCCGCACGATTTTCGATCAACAATCGACGATCGCGTTCTACATACAAGCTGTCAAGTTCTTCCAATATGCTGCGGGTTTTTTTCTGCATTTCTCCAACCTTTGTATTATTTAGCTGATTTGGGCTTGCGATAAATATCTCATCATAGCAAGGACATCCAATGACTAGTGCAATCGATCCCAACAACATTGTCGGCAATTATCCCGTGGCCAACCAGCCCAATAACACTCAGGGTTTTAGAGATAATTTTACCAATACCAAAACCAATTTCCAATATGCCGCAGATGAGATAACTGATTTACAAAACAAAGCGGTACTCAAGGCTGCGCTCACAGGCACTACCCTGGACAACAACATGGGCGACCAGTTGATCTATGCTGCCTTGATCCAAGATTTTTCAGCCACTGCTGTGGCCATCACTGCCACCAGCGGCAGCATAGCAGTGGATTACAGTGCTGGACACTATCAAACCATAGTGCCCACAGGCAGCATCAGCTTGAGTTTTGTCAACTTTCCAAGGTCAGGCACAGCAGGACTCATGCGACTGAGATTGATCATATCAAACACAGCCTACACTGTGACCCTGCCCAGTGTAGTCAGCGTGGGCACCACTGGCATTCAAGGATATAGTGCCAATACAATCACATTTGCGGCCACTGGCACATATGAATTTGATTTTGAAACAGTTGACGCCGGAACCACCATCACAATATTTGATCTAAATCGCCCGTTGAATTACTACACCAATTCAGTCACTGTTGTGGGCAATGCCACCGTACTGAGCGGTACTGCTGTGCCCTCAGGCGGCACAACCGGTGCTGGTTTAAAAATGTCCAGCACTGCCAATCTTGGTGTGTTTTTTGGATCTGGTGCGCCCACATTGAGTGCGGCACAAGGAAGTTTGTATCTGCGTACAGACGGCAGCTCAACCAGTACCAGAATGTATGTCAACACCAATGGTACCACTGGCTGGACTGCTGTGACCACAGCGTCTTAATCACATCCGCAATTGTCATCACAAATAACTAGGCGCCCTTGTTCATAAGTGTCAATCTTCCAGGATGTTTCTACTGACCCGAACCAGTTGATACATTCTTCTAGAGAGTATTCTAACGCATTATTTTTTGATATCAATGGCACTAGTTGGGCGTTGGCTGCTTGATGATACTGTCCGGCACCATATGTTTTAGGATGAAATCCAGTCCAACAACATGGACTAACATCACCGTTTGCAGATATATATATAGATTTTGATTTTATGGTCTTGCATGAAACATTATTTCTAGGCAGCCTATCGTTTATAATATCTGTCAATAAAATTTGGTCAGTTGTTTTTTTATGAAACAGTACTTTGAAATCTTGTTCACCGGTGTAGTTTCCCAGCACATGTGTGAGTTCTCCGAGATTGTTAAATACCGGTGCTGTATTTCTTCCATCATTAACTAGGTCAAATTTTGTAAATCCCATACTTTTGCTCAGGTCCCGACATGCATCGATCTGATGCCGATTGTGATCAAATTTTATCATTTTCCATACGGCTTGGCCCCCGGCCGAAATAAACGTTTGTGCATTAGCAATCACCGTGGACCACACAGTGTTTTGTCTGTACAAGTGATGTGTATCTTCAAGCCCGTCCAAGCAAAACGACACTATGGCTGATGTTTGCGCCAATTGAGACCAAAATTTGCTATTTCTTGCACCGCCATTGGTACTGATAGAAATATACAAATCAGGATTCACGCTGAAAAAATACTCAACAATATCCGGCCCTTCTGGATTCATTACAATGTCTCCAAAATTTCCATTGATGCGAATGCTAGTCAATTGATTTAACAAAGCAGGTTGGAGTATTTTTTGTGCTTGCTCAAGTGAAAGATTGACTTCCGGATAGCCGCCGTTGTAGGGATAACCCCAGAATGTTCTAGGACACCAGGGACAACTAGCATTACACAAACTAGAGATTTCTAAATGAATGTCACGAATACTGTTAAAATCTATCATGGCATAACCAATTCAAAATGTTCTTGATTTGGTAGGAAAAATTCTTTATTATATTTTTCCTGGAGTATACCACATATTAGCCCGTGATCGAGTGTGTCAAAATGATGCTTGCTTTGTTCCCAAGATATAGATCCTGAAACTAATTTTTTATATAGATTATTTTTTTGTATTATTGTGTGTTGCGTTGACTGAAAAACGTTGTTAATTCTTGTTACATCGACATCTTTCTTGATTTTCAAAAATTCTGTGTGCATAGCATCGGGGCCGTGATATAAGTTATCAAAATTGATTTCTATGTCAGTTGCCGGATGCCGAGTATTATGATATCCAGAATTTTGTTTAAAATACAAATAAGAAAGTGCATAGTTTTCTCTCTGTACTGCCTCTGTATCTTTTTCGTAATGTTGAACCAATCTGTCCGACATTGTTGTTTTAGAATTGGGATTATCTGGAGCAGCTTTCCTCCACATATTATTAAGTAGTATTGCAATTTCTTGTCTAACAACAACTTGTATTATTGTTGCAGTTGGCCAACGAGTTCGTAGTTCATTAAGATTGCCAAATGAATGTACTACCGTTACTTCTCGACTGGGCGTGAATAATTTTATTCGTTGACAAAATTGCTCACCTGATTCAGGCGTTAATGTAGAATATTTTTTGTTTGGATTACGATGAAAAGAAAGTTGATCGCCAAGTGCCGCATCACTCTCGCTTGTTAAAATTTGTGCTAGAAAATTGCCAAGTCCACCTGGTGGGTAATCTATAAAAATCATTTGCAAATTCCATCCGATCTACATGCTTCCTTACCCAGTTGAAGCACAATACAATTGTTAATTAAAGTCATGACTGTTTAATTTTTCCTAGCAGTTGTTTTAGTTTGGCACTTTGAACGTCTGCTGTGGCTTTTGCAACTGGTTCCGCACTGTCCCATGGAGTGCTGTTTGAGTCATCACCAGCCGAGCTAACTTGGCTGCGGGCTTTGATTGAGTCCATGATTGAAGCAGATGGTTTCTTTGAATATGTGTCTCCATCTTCTCCGCCTTCGTCAGTAATGCGCATGGTTTCAATGTTGTACTCCAGATCAATTTTTTGACCAACGCCGGTTGAGCTTCGAGACTTCATACACTGTATCTGATACTTGCCACGCTCTTTCATAGCACGTGAAGTAAAGATACCAAACACATTGTCTGCTGTGTTGATTTTAGATATACCACCTGAAATGTGACTGTGATCAAATTCAATTTCTTCCACAGCTGACCGATTCAACTGTGATGCAGTTACCATCAAGAATCCCAGCTCCTTGGCCAAGTTGCGCAGTTCTTCACTCACATACTTGTCCTTCACAAACAAGTCATTGGGCGAAACTTTTGCACTCACAGGCATCAGCAGGTCCAAGTAGTCGATCATCACAAAGTCCACACGCTTGCCTGTTTGTATTTGATATTCTTTCAGGTATGCCCGTATGTCGTTGATGTTGCTTTGTGCAGGCAAGCCTTTGACTTGATAGTTGCCGGATTTTTTTGCCACCAGCTTGACCTTGAGTTCTGTTGTGTCTATGTCCTTGCGAATGTCCTTGGTGCTCATGTTGGTCAACATGGCATCTGTTCGTAAACTTGTGAGTTCCTCTGAGAGTTCTAGTGTGATATAAACACCACTCAAGCCCTGTTGTAACCAGTTCAGTGCGATGTTCATCATTACCAATGACTTACCTGATCCCGACCCACCAGCAAAGATGTTTAGTTCACCTCTGCTGAACCCACCATACAATAGCCTGTCCATTTGTGGCCACCCGGTTGACACTTGTCCGCCCGAATTAAAGTACTTGTTGATACGAGCACTGGGATCAGCAAAGTAGTCTGTGCCCATGTCCCTGGTCAAACTGATCTGCACAGCATCCTTGATTAACTTTTCCACAGGATCAAACTCACCTTTTTCCAGCAAGTCTGCTGCCTTTAAGATAGCACGTTCAAGTTCTTGACGTCTGGTAAACGCTTCAAACTCTTCCAAAAACCAAGCCTGATGATTTTCCCCTTTTAATTCCTCGGGTATAGAATCAATGTTGATGCCAGTTTCGGCTAGAATCTGTGTCCTGGTGGGTAGCGTGGTGTATTTGTCAGAGTAGGATTTTATAAGTTCGGCAGCTGAGC